GTAGATCGGGTCACCCTGGTCACTGATATCGATGAGCTCATAGTTGGGAAGCCCAGTGACGACGCGCGCACCATCCCAAGGTGCGCCCATCCCGGACAGGGTGAACGACTGGCCGATCTGTAGCTGATGTTCCTGTAAAAGCTGAACGATGGCCACATTTTGCGTCACCTGTTTATGGGTGACGGTCAATGCAGCCATCGTTAGCAGCCTTGGAGGAGGTCTTAGTTAGGCGACAAGGACCTTGACGAACTTAGTCGCATCGGCCATGAACGCGGCTGCGTAGCCACGGAAGGCGATGGTACGACCAAGCGTCGAGGGTACGTCGATGCTGATTGCGCCCTTCTGCTGTTCGTAGAATTCGAAGCCGGCGGCGGGGCCGGCTGCGTGTCCGACGACGCCGAACAGGTTGCCCGATGCGACACCGCCAGCCATGTTCTTATCGACGACGAGCGACAGGCCCAACGGGTTGCCGTTCCACGATGTGGCCGACTGCGAGCCTGCGGCGTTCTGGCCGATCAGGTTCGTCGAACCGACAAACGGGAATACCGGGCGGTCAGCGTTGTCGACTGCCATGCCAAGCTTGGCCCAGACGATCGGCGCGACGAAGTAGTGCGTCGGCAGGTAGTTCGAGCTGTTGCTGATCTGGTACGCGGCGCCGTAAATCGCTTCGACAATGTCCTTGCCGTCGAAAGCGTTGAGCGTCTCGAACTGAGTCACGCCCGACACCATCGTGTCAACGGCGTAGTTGTCGGTGGCCTGACCGTAAGCGATCGCGAGCTGATCAAGGACGATTGCGAGGCTGTTCGGGTCGGTCCAGTCGAGGTCCTGCTCGGACAGCGTGACGTAGGTGCCGAACGTGAGCTTGCTAATGTCCGTGTTGGAGACACCGACCGTCGACGGGTCAAGCGTGTTGAGCTGGCCCGTGGGCTGCTGCGTCACGACCGGGCGGGTCGTGATCTTGGGACGACGGAACGTCGCACCGCTCTGCGGCATCGCACGAACGCCGATCGCCGACACGAACGGACGGATCGCATTCAGCCCGTCATACACAGGTGACACAATTTGTTCCGGCAGGATGCCAGGCGTGTCAGCCGTCGTGATGTTGGGAGCCGCGGCCTTGATGTTGGCGTTCAGCTGCGCGAAGTCGGCGCCACCGCGCACGAACGAAGCCATGTACTCCGTCGGCGACGGGAGCTTAAACGACTTCTTGGCTTCGGCCCAGATAGGTGCCGACACGGTCTGCGGCTGAGCTGAAACTGCTGCCGCGCTTTCGATCTGAACGTCCTTGGTTGCTTCCACTGGTGCAGTCTCCTGTTGTGAGCCCTCGGCCGCTGCAACCTCGGTGATTTGAGCCCCAGCAAACGCCGGCGCTGTGACTAACGATAGTTCCATCCACTCGCCTTTAGCAACCACAAGGGTGCCATCCTCGTCGTAGGAAGCGTCGACTGGGTTGACGCCGACAGACACGGAATCAATCGCGCCGTCCTTGATGAGCTCAACCACGTCGTCGCCGTCGCGGGTCTTGCTGATCCGCGCGGTGAACAGCATTCCAGCCTCGGAATCCATGCGCCCAGTGACGACGCCGACGGGCTGGGTGGAATCGTGGTACTTCAGCAGCTTGGGGGCCTTGCCCTTGACGGGGAGCGATCCCGGCAAGAACTTGACGCGGGTGCCGTCTGAGACGGTGGCTTCGACGTTCCACGGGACGGCGATGCCGCTGATTGAGCGCGGCGATTCGCCTTCCTCGGCGGTGACAAAGGTGTTGCTGGCAGTGAGCTTGAGCATTAGTCGTCAATCCTTTCGGGCGTTCTGCTGGCCGGGGATTCGGGGGCAGCGTTTCCTTCATCCCCGGCCATGTCGTTTTCCTCCAAGTATGACTTCACGTCTAGTTCGATGTAACGCCCGCGGGGCGTCACGTTGTTCATGCTAAGGGTTTGCTCAATCGCGTCCACAAACGGCTTGGCGCCGAACAGGTAGAGGTCCTGTCGGGCCTGCTGGGCATTTGCATAGGTCATCGAGCTGGTGTTAATGCCGACGAGATAGGGCGGGATGTTGGCGATGCGCGCCATCTCCAGTGCTTGATGTTCGCGTGATTCGACCGACTGCATCTTTGACGGGTCAACGTACTGGGGTTCGAACGATACGAACTGGTTGAGCGCGGCGATTGCGTTCGCTTCGCGCGCGTCAGCGAATGCCGCGGCCATGTTGGCCAGTTCCTCGGAGCTCATCGGCTCACCGTCGGTCTGCTTGAGGATGCCCGACGGGATTTGGTTGCGGGCGAATCGCTCAGCGGATTCGTCAAGGTTGCGCGCGGTGCGGATCGCCCGTGCGCCCATTGACAGCAAGCCCTGGATGGGGCTGATGAACTGGATTACGTCCCGGGTGTCAAGATCGAGGCCGTTAAACGTGATTTGACGCGACGGGCCGAACCATTGGGGGCCTGCCTGGTCGCGGGTTTGTACGTCGGCGGCGGGAATCCAGGTAAATTCGGCGGGGAAGCCGTTGCCGAAGCGCTTAGTGACGACCCAGAAGGCGCGGCCGTAAAAGATCAGGTCGTCGGTGGTCCAGCTGAGAATGAAGTTGCGGGTGACGTTTGGGTCGGGTTGATCGAACCAGACGTCGTCGGGCAGGTATGTCTTTTCGTATTCCTGTTCTGCGGCGTTCCATTGCCATGAATATTGTTTGATGGTGAGCGCGCCAACCATTGAGCAGATAAGGTCGCGCGCCCGGCTGATGGTGGGGATGTTGATGGCCTGTAGACGGTCAAAGCCCGTCATGTAGGTCATGAAGTTGCCGACGTTGGGGTTGCCTGCCGCGCCAACGGCTGCACCGATCGCCGCGTGGGGTGCAATCTTGCTGGTTTGGACGCCCGAGAAAATGCCCATGATGCGTCAAGCCTAGGCGTTCGGTCGCACGAATGCGATCGCAGGGCGTGTCACGTTGGGACGCGGCTTGGACATGAGTCCAGCGGCCCACACGAGGCATCGTGCTAGTTCGATCGGCCCCGGTGATTTGGTACTGGACAGTGCGATAGCGCCTGGAGTGCGGACGGCGACGGCACGGCCGACGTGTTCGGCAAGCATTGTTTCCCCGGTGTGTTGCAGTTTGTTTTCGACAATTGACTGCCTAACTGCTCCAGTAAATGACGTGATCTCGCGGTAGCCGACAATGATGCGTTTGCGAGCCAGGTCGCTAGGGCAATGTACGTCGAGAGTCGGAGTGATAGCCAACGTGAGGCCAGGATTGGACGCAAGTTCCTGCCTGACATGATCCCACACTGCCGTGAGGGTGTCGCACATAAACGCGACGGTTGCTGTCAGGATGTTTTCGGCGTTGTGGTTGACGCGGACCGCGCAGTACCGGCCGTCGTCAACGCTGACCTCCACAGCCAACACGCCGCCAGGCTTTGGGGGCAGGTCGGTGGTGCGTTCTTTCCATAGCCCAGGGGACAGCCAGCCTGTTTCGGTTTGTACCCACAGGTTGACGGAACTGCGTAGGAAGCCGGCACGGTTCGGGGCGTGGGATTCAGCTTCGAGGGTGTCAATGCTGAGCGTGTGCCCAAGTGCTGGGTTGGCGTATTCCCATGCCTCGGGTGTCATCGGGTCCAGTTCGGGCGGGGGTGAGTATTCTGCCAGGTACAGGGGTGCCTTGTCCCCGGTATCGATTGCGCGGAGCGCTTCCTCGCGCCATTTGAGCATTGCCACCGATTCCTCGGTGCCCGCGGTCGACCACATTGACAGCAGGGGGTTGTTTCTGGCGCGTTGGGTTGGTCGCAGACCGATATCGAGGGTCTCGGTGTCGACGCCGAACAGTTCGTCGACGATGATGAGATCGCAACTGAGACCGTGCCCAGCTGACGGCTTCGCCGCGCGGACAATCCATTTGTTTGGTCCGACCTTAATCTGGTTGCGGCCGTACGCCCACACAATGTCGTGCTTGGACAGCCCAAATGACGCTTCGAGCACTGGGGCAAGGTCCTGGAACAGTGCGCAGGCGAGATCGAGGCGGTGCGCGGTCGTCAGGATCACCTGCGGCTCATCCCACAACCGGGTCAGCCACCAACCGACCAACGCTTTGAGTGCCGCGGTCTTGCCGTTCTGCCGCGCCACGGACACGAGCGACACCTGGTTGAGGAACCGACCGTTTGCGTCATAGGACAGCTGAGCGTCAAGAACGCGGCGTTG